GAATATCCCCGACTTTAGCCTCACCGGCCGCAACACGCTGTTGCCTTTTTTCCAGTTTCGAAACTCGCGTAGCAGCAAGCTTCTTACTTTGTGTAAAACCAGTTACTGTGAAAAGAGTAGAGCGAAGTCGGTCTCTTCCCTTAGCGTTTCCGGAAGCAACGGCTCGAGCTGTGGTAATTCGTCGCTGAAACTGGTCATCGGCGGCGCCCTTAACTCGAGATCGCAACCCACCTCGGCGAACTCCCCATTTCATGCCCTTAATACCATGGTGCTCAAGTACCTCTTCGAGAGAGGGCTTTTCCTCGCTGATCAAATATGTCATTTCGCACCTCCTTATTCGAAGAGTTCCTTATTGGCCTTCCATGCAATGTAAGCGTCCATGGTCGATGCTACGTTGTCGATCTTCTCATCTTGACGCTTCTTGAGGAGTTTACGATTACCATTAGTGTCTTCGAGTGTGATCGCATTACCCATTGCGAACGTCATGAGTGCCTGATCAAATATGAGCATCCGTTGCTCAGATAAGATCTTGATTTCACCGAGCGGCACCGACTCAGTCTTGGCCCCCTGAGGTACTTTTTCAATCCCAAACGGGCCGTTTTCCGCTTCCCATCTTGTTACAAATTCTTTGGCATTGTATGGGTCGTAGCCAAACGCTCGCACATCATACCGTGACGCTTCGATGAAGGAATCAAGATCGTCGTAGACTTCCATCATGTCGAGGACAGTTCCCTCGAGCACATGAAGACTGCCTTCGGCAATGAACTCGTCATACTTCTGTCGCATAGCCCCCGGGAGTTTCATTAGCGTCAGCGAAGTAATATAGCTACGCGTCTTGACGCCGAAAGCTGCGTTCGGGAGAGGAAACAAGAAACTGAACGCGCAGAAATCATCGCCTTGCGAGAGGTCCGCGCCGAGGGCACAAGGCATCTCCCAGAATTCCGCACGCCGATGCGGTAACGTCTCTTCGTAGGTGAAGAAATATGTGTAGCCCTCCATCGGAATGCCGAAACGCTTGGCGAGAATATCGTTGCGAGAAGCCGGAGCTTTCTCAGCACGCTCCACATCTAGGTGATACGTCTCGTAGGAAACAGTCTTACCAAGATTCGGATTCGCCTTGAGCCAAGTAGATGGATCCGCTACTTCCTCGATCTCGTCCAGCTTGTAGTGGAAGATCGAAATATGGGGAGCATTGTACTCACCCTTGAGAATCTTTTGGAGCTCCATCTTGATGCTGTCGCCCGAACCATTACGAACAGTGCCTTCGGAGCTGATCGCAATGATCAAATAATCGTCAAGCTTCGAAGCACCCTGCTCGATTGCGCCGACAACATCTTCGCGAATATCACCCGACAGCCATTCGTCGATCGTTGAAACCTTAGGGCGAAGACCTTGAAGTTTATTAATGGCCATCGGGCGGACTTCGAGAATCGAACCGGTTAGGAAATTCTCGATGCCTTTTTTGGTCGAAGCTAACTTAACTCGATTGACCTTGGAGCCCGTGGTGTTCTGCAGAGAGCCTTCGGTTAAAAATGCGAACAACGGCCCACGCGATCGGGTTATCGCAGTCCGAAACGGTGACATAACCTCCTCGGCCTGTTTCATCGTCGGAGCAGTCGTAATCTGATGCGTAGTCGATGTGTCGACATTCAGAAAATAGCTCTGCAAGCATTCGGCGTACATGGATTTCGCCGCGCCACGAGCGACAATCAAGTATTGCTTCGTAACGAGTCGTTTCTTAATTACTTTTGTTACGTAATGGCCGCCGCCATCTGGGCTTGGTTGGTACACTTGCCTTTCGATAAAGTAATACCAACCAAGAATTTGCTCGGCCCACAGTTTAAATGAGTCGAGCAGATGAAGATCACCTCCATCGGTCAGCGTGAGCTCATTCTCACAGTAGCGAATAAAGCCTTCGACTACCGAACCATCGTAATAGAAATTTGGATTTGCGATGAGCGCATCGATGCGGTTCATCTCCAAAGCAATTTCCCGGTTTACAGGAATTTCGCCCCGAAGAACTTCTTCTCTGAACAGCCCATAGTAATATGGCGTTGCAGTATTACTAAGGCTCATCGCTAATCCTCCTTTCACTAACGACTAGCTTTACTCTTGAGAATCGTGCCGACCATGGAGGCTGCCGCCGACGGAGCAGAAGGCCCGTTATTCGGCAAAGGGTTACCGTTCTTGTCAAGAGGCTTATTGCCGCCAAGCAAACTCGACACAAACCGCTGACCTCGAGTTTGGCGATTGGTCTTCTTCACCAAAGTGTGATACTGCTGTTCGAGATTCATCCGAGTAACAGCATCCTGCAGCTGCTTGTTGGTCAACGTATCGGTAGTGCTCTTCTTCGCAAGCTGACGAGTAGCCGCGACCTTGACTGCGTCTTCGGAAGCCGTCTGACGCTTACCGCCAGAAGTACGGACGAACTGACCAGGCTTCTGCTTAGCAGTGACGTCCGTCGCCTTTCGACGAAGATGACTAGACCGCTGCGACGTCGAGGAAATACTACTATCCTTACGGACGCCCCACTTCATGCCCTTTACACCATAATGCGCCAAAATATCCAGCGGTGCGTCGGAGTGCGTAAGCGAGTCTGGCGGATCTTCCCCGATCGACTTGTAAAGGCCGAGCAACTTCTTCTTCGCCTTGGACTGTTGGTCGGAAGAAGCCTTCACGCCTCCGCGCGCACCCGCGAGGACGCCAGCAGCCGCGGTCATACCGTTCTTATTTAGCGTGCCGCTTGGTTCTCGAACGGGAAGGCTGTAATCACTCTTCGACTCGCTTTTCTCGGAAGGACCGATCAAACAAGCCCGAATCCACTGCTCGAGCGAGTAGTCTGATTCCTTAAAATCACTCCATGGCTTCGTGCTGAAACTTGCGTGGGCGAGCGTGACGCCCGCGAATTCGCCACTCATGCTTAGCCCCACCTCGTCCTCTCTATCGCCTAGTCGATACTCGGGACCATCGAAATTTCCCATCCAAAATGCAAGCTTGTCAAAACGCACCCAAGTAAAACCTGGATACTCACGATCATCCTTCTTAGCTGGAGTAGCCGGATAGCCGAGAGTCAAATGGGGTGTCCAACCAGGATGCTGCTGACTAGCATTGTAGCCCTTACGGATGACTGGATTAGACAACATGTCATTCCGAGCACGGAGAATATCGCTCGCGAAATGCGTCTGGAAAAACAACACATCAGCATCGTCTGGCCCCAGAGTTCCACGATAGTCTACCGACATTCCGAAATGCGGAAGCTCCGTTTCGACAATATGTGCCAGAAAACTGTCCACCTGCGCAAGCTCGGGACCCGACAGCACGTCTTCGTCGAAGTGTAGAATTGTCATGTGCGGGATCTTCTCGCTTGAGATTCTCCAGACATAATCATCCTCAGCAGGGATAGCCACAATAGCCGGGCCGGTCATGTCGTACTCCAATCCGTCGTGGTTGTATCGGGATCGGGGTCAACCCAACCGGTGCTCTCACGATAGACATTCATCCGCCACTCCAGTTCGGCAATCTGCTTCTGCATCGCATCCAGCAAATATGACGTAGAAGGCGGATCGAAAAGAACGCGGACTCGAAGGAAGACATACGTCTTGACATTGTTCAAACGTAGATCATCTCCGAGAAAAGTGTCCCACGTGACGGTATCGTCTTCGATCATGAATCCAGAAGCAGGGCCAATCCCCAACTGGTTCAACGTTACAAAGACGCTGTTGATGTGCATCAAAATATCTGGATCGAACGCAGTGTAATCCTCGGCGATGCCGAGGGCCTTCTTCGTGCTCGTCAAGATACTATCCGCCATGTGGGATCACCTCCTTACTGGCTCGGCGGAATTGTCGTAATTGGTGTGGGAGGAACAGACTCGATGACCGGGACCTGGTCTTCCGGCCGCTGCAGTTCCGCCGGGAGCGACAAAGTCGGATCCACCGGCTGATCATCTCGAGATGATTGATCGGCAAGGTCGAACTTCAATCGAGAACCAAGCGAAAGCAGCCAAGACTCGAACTGAGTTCCTGAAAGAATCTTCGACTGAGAAATCGCCGCAATGAACCAAGACCCGATCGCAATCCCAACACCAATGCGCCAATTGAAATTGGAACCATCCTTAGCCCACTCGGCGAAGAAACCGTCAGCCGTCGAAAGGCCAACCGTCAGAATGCCAGTGATCGAAGAGTCCCAATGTTCCTTGACCAGTGCGGCGGAAAGACCGGGAATGACAACTGAGGAGACAATAGCAATCCACATCGACAGCGGCGCGTGGGAAAACAACGTAAGAATATCCATCTTAACTCCTAAAGGCTACGAATGTGAGTACCATCGCGACGAACATCGATACTTCCGTCGTCGTTGAGAATAACTGCATACTCACGAGACTTCGAAATCAGAGCCCATGGGTATTCTTCTCCGTAATGCGGCTTGTCTTGCGACGGAGGCTTCGGCGAAGGGGCGTCGGGTTTGGCACCGGCGGCCAAAGCTTGAAGATGAGACCCGCAAGGACGAAGGATCAGGTTCTCGTCTGCCGACTTCTTCCACCAGTAATTACCGGTTTGGTAAATCGCAGCGGGAGTAGCTTTGAGTGCTTGCGTGACGAGCGCCCTGCGCTGCGCAACGGTGTTGGTCGCCGGCTGATATGGAAGCTTGTCGTTCGACCATGACGACGCATTCGGGCGCCAGCCGTAATCAATTAGCTTCTTCGCAAAAGCGTGTCGAAGATATGGCGTACCCGCATAACAACCGACCTTGTAATAGCCGTCCAACGCATTCCGGTAGGCCTTGAAGTATGCGTCGACATACTTCCACTTCGACTTGACTGGGGCCGCGTCCCAGGAAACATAGATCGCGGCTCCTCTCGCCAACCCCATCGTCTTCCAGAAAGCAAGATCTGCTCCGCCGTCAGCCTTTCCTGCAGCAGCCCCTTCGGTCACACGACTCTCGTACCATTCACTGTTGGCGATAAAGTCCAAACCCTTAGCGACCGAATTGCGAATGCGCTTGGGCTCACAAATCTTGTTCGGCTTGTCTCGGAGAAGACCTTCAGTTCCGGCTCCTGCCGAATATCGGATGATGAAACGACCGCCGGCCTTGTAGGTGCCCTCGAGATTGGGGTTCGCGAACGAAAAATCGATTCCGCGATCACCGACTGTAGTCGGAACAGCAGTAGTCATGCTCGACCTCCTTTCTTACCACAACTTGGTGTCACCTCTCCGTCTCGGCTCGAGCGGCCGTGGAAGAAGTCTCTCGTCACCGAAATGAATGGCGTTGTGGGTTCTATGAGTTGTGGTAATCAAGAACTCGGGATCTAGAATGGCTTCATCTCCGAGTGAAATATCGTTTGCTGTCATCGGATTCATGTGATGGATGAGAATTCCGCTGTGGATCTCGTAGCCTTCAACGCCCAGGTCGCAGCCGTTGTCCCGAACAATGACATGCTGACGAATATCCTTCCATTGCCTCGATCGATAGAATGCTTGATTGATCCATCGATCGAACCCGAATGTACTTTCACCAACTTGGCCTTGTAGAGACAGATAGCGGAAGCGATCCTCGAAGGTTCCGATTCGGCGGAGTTCTCGGTAACGCCTAATCATCACCGGCGCTCTTGTTCGCTGTGGCGTAATCCCCAATGTGCCAAACGAGATAGGGGTTCTCGCCATTCCCGTGATGAGGCGCGAACTCTCTCAGATCGTCGATTCGAAAGAACTCCCCAGCTTCATGCGTTTCAACATCACGAAGACGATCGAAAATCCATGCCGCCCACGTGTCACGGTTATACGTAGCTGACGGGATGAGGAATCCGTGGCGAACTCGTATCTTCCTGGAAGGATCGAGACTGTCGTCGGTGGATGAGATGATAAATAGGTGCCAACCTCCAGCGCCATCGTCAGCCATTTCATGGGCGACATAGATCTGCCATCCTGGTTTGTAGGTAACGAGCGCGACAAGTTCGGTTAGGGTACTGTCGAGGTAGTGCTGATTGTCGCTAGCGTTCATCATTCACTCCCCTCGAACTCATCGGTTGCCTTATCAGGTTCTTGCCCACTGTACTCACGCATCGCTCGGAGCGCTTCGACGTAGAGTTCCTCTTGTCTCTTCTGTGATGCCATCATCTCAGCCTTCACCATGAGCAATTCGTTCTCGTGTCGGAGGCGCTCTTGCTCAAGACGTTCTCGTGAGGAGCCAAGCTTGAGATAGAAGCTGATCACCTGAGCGGATGCCGTACCGTTGAGGATCTGTTGTTCGGCCAAATCGACGGCCGCGGCAACCAATTGGTTTTCACGTGCTTCTGGGGTAGTTCCCGGAGGTTTACGTGGTCTTTCGGGAGTGTTCCCCTTGAGTTTCGAGACCATGTGACCTCCTTTCGACATCCCCACAGACCCGTCAAAACCCAAAACTTTGCCCCAAAAATCCCTCCGGGGCTTTTTTTGGTGGTCCGGCGATGCAAGAGGGGGGTTTCATTCGCGAGACCCCTCCCCCGGCATCACCATTCCCCATATTATTTTATATTTTCAATTATTTTCTGTGCGTGAAACCTTTTTGTGAACTCCAGAAACATTCTCAGCAACGATCTCGTCGATCGCGGCATTGATGGCGGACGTCTGGTCTGCCTCGGAGAGATCGTTACTGGAAATCACTTGACGAGCCAGGACACCAGGCGTGTGGTATCCCGCATGATAATCCCACCAAAACCAATCCATGTACTGTGTAAATGGATCAAAAGGATTATCAACAGTTGTCAACATGTTATCAGTCGTGTCGGTCATGTGCTCACCTGACTTCGAACAAGGCTCAACCCATCGTTGATGTTGCCTAGCCTAGGCAGGTAGGCAGGTAGGATGGGTGAGGGGGCACATACAACAAACCTCGTTGCCGTATAGAACAACGCCGATTCATTGTAAGTTTGTACACGATTGCTGTTCCTCATCACACATCACCGCGTGCTATGCTCGAGCTAAGAGTGGAGACAGCGATACCCAACTGCGCTGCTACATCAGCCTGGCTGTAGCCAGACGCCAACATAGACTTGGCTCGGGTCTGCATTGCATTAGTCATCACCGTTGGTACACGAGGGGTAGCCAGTTCCTTGACCCGCTCTTGATCTGCGTTACGCAAGATCGCCTGCAGTTTGTGAGCACTGATGGCACCCGCTTGGATGGCTTCCCATTCGTCATCGGTAATGTCTACGCGCTGCTTCTTAGCCCCGGTACGCATCCGTGCATCCGCTAACGCCTGAGCCTTGATCTTCTTTAGATCAGACTTCTCCATGTCTGGATGAGCGTCCCTCTTGGCGGCAACGATGGCATTCGCTACACGCTGGGCGTTCCTTTCACGGGGGGCGTTCTGTTGAGCCACGGCGAGCTTTGCATTCAGCGCCTTTACTTGTTCCGAGTAAGCGGCCTTAGCAGACGGGGAGTATGGCTGGTTCTTTGTTGCCACGTATTCCCGACGAGCCTTGTTCGCCAACTCCTGAAGGCGTACAGAGTGATCGGCGTAAAGATTCTCAATAGCTGTGCCCGATGACAACTCA